TATGATATTTATAGTAATATCGTAATATTATGAAAATACATCTTTCTGAAAGTCAGGTTAAAAAATTAATTAGTGACTATAAAACAATTAATGAACAATCCGTTGGGTTTAATCCCATAACAAAAACGGAGACAGTTGATTTTAAATCAGTGTGGAATTCTGGTATGTATAAGATTACATCTAAACAGGTCCAAAACCTAAATAACCAAATGAAGGTTATTCAACAATTCTTAGACGCAAACCCTCAAACTAAATTAACTATTCAAGTTGAAGCGGGTGAGTCTAGAGTTACAAATTACGATAACGAGATGGGACGTAAAAAAGTACCACCAGGGTACCTTTCTACCAAGAGAGGTGAGTCATTGGTTGGTTATTTAAATAATTTCTTTAAAAAATTAGAAAATGCGGGGGTCTCATTTACATACCCATCAATTCCAAAACCTAAAACTATTGTAGGTTCCACACCTTACAGTAGAGATAAAGGAGACGATCCAAAGGATCCAAAATATACACAAGAACAATTTGTTAGATTAAAAATAACCGCATCAAGTCAGAGTGAATGTCTAATCGGTTTAAAGGTCTTAATAGGTTTCATAAATTCATCGGGTCACGTCTGTGATGAAGCGTTATTTGAATTGAAAATGAATGGAGTATCCTTAGGTATTGCAAATCTAAATAATGGTAAGTACGATGTAAATGGTTTTACAAAAGATTTAGTTTTATCTGATCCTATGATTGATGTTAAGAAAAAGATACAAGAACATAATAACAAAATGTACTCTAAGATGGTAGGTGCAGAACGTAGAAAATATGCTAAATGGAGAGAATCCAACCCTGGAACCTCTTATAAAGAGTATGTATTTGATGGTAAACGAATAGGGGATTTAACAGCTATAGGTGATGTACCCTCATATAAAACCTACGTGCAACAATTTTATAGAAAGAACAATCCACTTAAGGTAACTTACAACGATGAAACTATTTTTACTAGAGAAATGTTAAATAAAATGATCGAAGACCGTAAAGGGATGTCCCCTATCCCAAAGTATGAGATGAATACATATAAAAGGGCTATTGGTAAACCGTTCAAATTTGATAAGGATCAAAAAAATAAGTCCGTCAAGGCGTTACACCAAAAATTAACAACTCTACCTGGTAGGACTTCCGATAAGAAAAAAGGAGGTAAGCGAACACAAACATTTACCATAGACACCGCCAAAGCTAAAGAGATATTCGATCAGGGTAAAATAAAAGACAATAAAATAATTTTAAGTATGAAACCTTTAGTATCACGATCAGGACCATACTCACATTATTACGAAAATGGATCCCACAGTAATGTTCCCTTTGTTAGGATAACTAAAGACGGTGAGAGTAAACATAAGTATAGGGGATACCCATCAGTATCAGTCACTAGAGGTAGTTTGAAAGAGGTAACTCTATTGGAGACTGATTTATGTGGTAATCCAATTACTGCAAAGAACCAGTAGAATCTAACTCTTCAATCATTTGTTTTGTAATTAGATCATTTATTGCTTGATGTATTGAATCCATTTGAGTTTTTGTGTAAAACTTACCTTTAAATTTGTGGTATAGTACACCCTCAGACTTTTCTTTTTCCCATATCTCAAACAATTCTTTATTGGGGTCTTCCGAATACTCCACCTCAACAGTTTGACAGTGTGGTAGATTTTGAGTTTCAACACAAGAGGTAAAAGATACCCCTAAGACGATCATTAAAATTAACTTTTTCATAATATTTTATTTTTATTCTTATACAAAGATAAGAATATTTTTGAATATACCAACAAAATACTAATAAATTTTAAAAAATACTAGTAGTTATTTGTTTTTACCACCCTTAATACTCTTAATTAAGAATATAACGATCAGGAAAAAACTCCCACCTAATAATAAATTAAAGAGATATTCAAACATTCTTATTTAATTTAGTATAAACCCCCATCTAAGTGAATCCTCGACAGATCTGAAGGTGTGAGACTATCCCACCATTGTTCCTTCATATCTTTTAATATTAAACCTTCATTAGTGTCCCTACATGATTTTGATTTACATACATAAACAAGACCTGTTTGTTGATCATAGTACGAGTCAACCGAACTTAAATAAATCATGGTTAATACCTGTTTCATAATAAATATACATAAATTTTTATCTAATATCAAATTCACGTATACCTTCAGACCTTCTTGACTTCAGGGCGAACGTTTTAAACATCTCTCGTTTACCTTCTCCATCCATAATACCATCAAGTACTATTGTGGGTTTTGTTGCATCTGAGGTGATTAAAATGATCTTAGATAAACCAACTAATCTATAAAGGAATGGCTGGTACAGTTGTACATCTTTTATTCTAAAGTATTGTATCTCTTCCGTATTCACATTCAGTATTCCCCTTTTCTCAATAATAGAGTCTGAGGTATAGGTCCATGACCAAAAGTATAAATCAATAGCATAATATAACCACACAACTAAAGGAATTAAACCAAATTCTGGTGAGAAATATGTTACACCTATGGCTAATACAAACCAATGCATTCTTATCCACTGTGATGGTTTGTCTATTGACGACCCATTTGTATTTGTCTGAAAACTATTTGTGTTATTCATCATAATCCTAATTTTTGTAGTTCAACTACGGTGGTACTAAAGTCTTTGTGTAAGATACCTATACCACCGTTAGATATCCATTGTTCTATGTTTGATTCTCTATCATCAATCAGTATACAATCTTCACCCGCATATTTCTTTTTATTGTTTGAGTATTCTAATAGAAGTGGTACCCCCGGTAGCTCTCTATTAACCCAAGAGTTCTTACCTTTTCTCGATCCGTATCCGTTACGAGATGGGGAGGACAATAGTACGGGATAGTATTCTTCTATATACGACCATAACTTTTTACCGTCCTTCATCCACTCTAAATGGTACCAAAACTCTTGACCCTTTTCATTTATGGGGTTCCAAAATTCAGGTGTAGTGTGCCACTGACCCGATATATCTAAACCTGTGAGTTCAAAGTAACCCTTCTCGAAATCAACAAGGACTCCATCCATATCACAGAATATTTTGTATCTAAGGTTATTAAATAATGTCATTTTAAAAATTTGTTAAGTATATTCCTGTAGTAAAAACCGTAAGTAGTGTAACTCCCACACCAATTACGAACCCTTGTAGTTTTGGATTTAAATCTTCGAATTTTGGTATCATGATTTTTTTATTTTATTAATTAAACTTGTAATTTCATCTTCACTTATATATCCAACAACATCATCACTATGAAACTCGTCATAGAATTCCCTTGTGAACTCACCATCTTTAAAAATGGCAATCTCGTAAGAATCGTATTCAAGTGGGTCTGATAGGTTAACTCTCGGTGAGCAGTAGAAAAACTGACCACATACAATGGAGATATCTATATTGTCTTTAATGTTGGTTTTGGATTTGAATCCACCCGCTTGATGGGGTTCGAATTTAATTTCTTTAATTGTCATGATATATAATTTTTACCTTTATACTGACAAAGATAATAATTATTTTGTTATATACAACTAAATTCTAAAAATATTTTAATAATATACTAATTATTCTTCCATAAGGGGTTCCATGGAAATGTATTCTTTCACTTTCTCAATTGAGATAGTACCTGTGTATCGTTCTCTTTTTTGTTCACCTTTCTCTTCGATTATAACCTCTACAGGTACTCCATTCTTTTCACAATCGAATTTATCTTGTATTGTTACCTGTACATGTTCGTTATTAAAACGGTATATTGAAGTATACCCACCATATTTTGTAAAATACTTATTTAGTATTTCTTGTAACTCGTTTCTTGATTTTTCACATTCGGGATGTGATTCAAATTCTTCTTCCAATTTAGATGAGTAACCCTCGATATGGGTTTCCATATCTTTAAGTGATACTTGCTCTAATGGAATTTCCCACATTGGGTTCTCGTACTCATAGTTAAGATCTTTACTATCAACATATACATCAAATAAACTCTCACTATCGGTTATTTGTGTGATATTTTCTTTGGATATAAACAGAGCCAACCTCATTACTGGTATGTATATGTCATGACTATTACGATCTTCATCAATGTCTATATATTTCGTTATCTCATTCTCTTTAACTTCATTTGCAGACCTAACACCCTCTTCATTTAAATGAGCGTATTCATCCGCAAGATCATTAATAAGTTCATCAAAGTACGTAAAACTTATTTTCTTAATAAATTCATCACGATTACTTGCATAAGGGATATAATTTTTATCGTAGAACGCTTCGAGTATTGGTGTTAAAATTTCTTTTTGCTGATCTTCGTCAGTATCTGTTATGTCACTCCTAAGGTAATCCCCATGATCTGCATAATGACCTGAAGAAGACTTATACGCATCTAACGCATATTTTGTCGTTTCAACGTCATCACCTATCACACTAAGTGTAAATACTATTCTATTATTGTCTCGTTGGTCCGACGACACATCTAATACATTACCGTCGTTAATAAATGACCCCTCATTTAGTTTTTCAATAAGTTCGTCACCATTGTTATTAATTAGTATTTCCACTAACTTATTGTCGGTGTCCCCAATCTCTTTTTCAGTTAATGTGGCCACGTCCACATAACCTAAGAAATCCATTCTCTCCAATTCAGTACTGTCGACTGGTGTATCATCAAACAATGATGGGAAGAAGTATTTTGTAACTTCCCTATGTTTGTTAAAGAAATCTGAAGTAGAAATTCCCCTATCCGCGGGATTCATAAATTGTTTAGTTTCAAAATGGAATTGGAATTTCTGTGTTGGTTCGTCCCTTTTCACAATAACATATAGACTCCCTTTGTTATTATGTTGTGAGAAGTGGTTACTACGACCTTTATATTGGTCATTCGTCGAATATGGTCCCCAAGCAGTACACCATTGTGTACCGTGACCTAAGTAAGCGGCACCTTTCTCAGTTGTTGGGGTGTATATGATCCATTTCTCACCACTCATCAATAGTTTATGATCAGAATCAGTTAAAGTATTAACCACATCAAAGTAATTACGGTCCCCATCCTTAACATAGTATTTCTCCACGAGGGCATATAGGTCACCTAATTCTTTTACTTTGTTCACATCAACAGGTACTTGGTGTTTGTAGACTAACGTAAGATATTCTTTTGCCTTTGGGTAATCCTCTGGTTTAAGTTTATTCGATTTAAACATTTTAATAAGTAACTTAGCGTACTTACCAATCTTTAGTATTTCGTAGTCTTCTGGTATTTGTTTAAGTTTTGTTTTGGGATCTAAACTTATTATGTTAAGAAACACATTCCATTCTATATCTGAATAGTATTTTTTATATATTTCTTTTGGTCTCGCCTCAAGAATAAGTTCGTAAATTGTTTCTATTAATTTCATCCCTCTAATTTATAATCATACTCAACCTCACCCAATCTATCGTTAATCATGTCGTTAACAACCTCGTTACTGGCATCACCTTGATATCTATCATCAGGACTAAACTTAGGTGAGTCGTAAGTGTTTTTATAAAACATTTCCTCGAAATAACATTTAGGGTCGTAACCACAATCTTCGTCCATTTTATCTATCACATCCACATCATCCACATCGAGACCTAACATATCCATCATTGTTGAGAATTCTATTTTAAGTGTAACCCCTTCATAGTCAAAACTTTTAATATTCCCATATTCCACCAAACATTCTCTTAGTAGTTCTTTTAGGTAATAAACATAATCGTCAGCCTGTGCACTACCCAAACTATCCCTTAAAACATTTTTTATGTGGTCTTCAGTATCGTATTGTTCAATTAGGTCCTGTAAAGACTCTCCCTCATGGTCCTCTATTTCCTTACCTTCTCTCTTAATTAGTTTATTGATAATACCTTTAATTGTCTCTTCATTTTCGGGACTTAAATAATAATCCAAAACTGATTCCCAATCCCCGTCGTAATAGTAGTTTTCATAAATATCGAAAGTATCACCATCTAATATGGTCTCAAAAAGTCCGATGTCAACTTTTCTATTATCTTTAGTTGTGTAACTACGTATGTTGTAGTCACCACCAACATAGTCACCAATATCTTCAGGACTTATATGTATCTCAAAATCAAACGCACCACTACTTGCACCCAAAACAAACCTAACTCTGTTTTTAAAAAAATCAGGATTACGTTTTAATATTGCTTGAACTTTATTACTGCTCAGTTCCTCATAAAGAGAAGATAACTTCATAATGATAAATAGTTTGATTTTAAATAAGAAACCCCACTGTGTGGGGTTTATATTACTTATTTATTTTGAATACTGTTGGTGATTCCGATCCGTCGTCTTTAAAGACAAAATAATTACCTTTATCATCCTTACCCAATCTAAGTGGGACACCATCTTCGTCACTTTCCATACTCTCAGGTTCGTCACCCATTTCCTCAGGACCTTCTTGACCCATTTGCATTATCTCAGGATCTGTGGAACCCTTCCACTCTTCTTGTTCGTTAATTACGTCTTGAACTAACTTCTCAAGATCCTCTTGTTTTAATTTAATGACTTTTGACATAATAATAGTTTACTAATAAATATCTAAATCTTTTAAAAAGGGAAGTAATAAATCCTTTTTACTTATTTTGGGGTTATGATCTACGTTCCATTCTATTTTAAGATCAGGATCGTTATAAATTATACCACACTCACTCTCCTTATTGTATTGATTATCAACTTTGTATTGGAATACCGCCGATGATTGTGTTGAGAATCCATGTGCACATCCTTTAGGTACAAATACAGATTTAACATCGTGTTCGTCCAACTCAACTGTAACCACCTCACCATAAGTGTCAGATGTTTTTCTAATATCCACAATTACATCTGTGACTTTACCATGGATACATCTTACTAATTTAGATTGTTCAAATGGGGGTTTTTGGAAATGTAGACCCCTTATAGTGTTTCTTTTTGAGAAGGACTCGTTTTCTTGGACTATTTGAAAGTCTAACCCTGTTTGGTTGTTAAAATCATCCACATTAAAAGGTACAGAGAAGTGTCCTCTTTCATCGAAATACTTATCGTACTCAATTATATAACAATCTTTTATTTTGGTCTTAGAAACCCTCATTCAACTTATTTTGAATAGACCCATTTAACTCTGTATAGTATATTTTTATTAGTTCGGAGTCCTCACCCATTTTGGTAAAGTGACTAAGAAAAAGATTTACATAATTTGCGGCTCCTTTGATTTGTTCCTTAGTGTGACAACTATCAATAACCTTCAATGCCTTTTTATATGTTTTACTTAGACTCATAAACTTTCCTCTATAGTGTGAATATAAAGTGGGGTATTTTCACCCACATAAGCGTTAAGTACATTAAAGTCTAAGTGTTCAATCGCGTCTTCATGTGATAAACCTTCCTCTAAAAGTACCTCCACCATTTTAGAAATGTCATAGATTAGTTTACCACTGAGTGGTTCTAAACCAATAATTGCATCATCAAACCCATCGGCCTGAAGAACTTCAAGTTCTGGAAATTGGTCATGTATTTTTTCAATATTACTCATATAAATAATATACGAATAATATTTTAATAAATCAAATACTAAAGGTGTTTGTCCTTTATTAGTTGAACAAAACTGTTAGTTAGGTTCTCAATACTTGTTTTATCTTCCGTAGAGGATTTATCAATAATTGGTCTAATCTGATTTTTATCGTTATAAAGAGTATTTTTATTTACTTCTGACATAATAATTTAAGTTTTAATTTATTCTTTACCTGTATCACCGCATCCACCCATTGAATATACACCTCCATAACACATTGGTTGTTGAGAACAACAATCTATGAATCCACCACCTTCATCACATTCACCCATAGCATAAATACATGCACTATTGCAACTACAATTGGTCCATTCTTGGTTTTTATAATAACACAAACACCCAATCTGTTCTTTATTGTGATGAATAACACTTTGTGTAGGGGTTTCAGAACTATCTGTTCTGAAATAGTAATCTACCTCTTCGACATCTATACTATATGCAACTTCATGGACGTACCTATAACCCATAGAAACTATCGTTTCGGGAATAAGGTTCCCCCCACTTAATTCTCTTGTTATTACTTTACACCCAACCAATAAATTATCCGCAATCATGAATCTATACAACTCATCGTTTGGTCCTGATGATAGGATTTGACTTCTACCTAAAAAGGTATATGTTTTACCCCCACTTAAGGTTATAATGTGTTCAAAAAATCCCGACTCTTCGGAAATAATACTATCAGTACTAACTGAAGTATCGGTGAGTTCACTTACGTAAGATATAATCTTGGTATTAGATATATTGACATCCAAATCTTGAGTCATAACCTTCATTACAAAAGAACTATATTCACTATTTGGAAATATCTCAAGAGAATACTCCGTAGTCCCTGTACCACTGATAGTAACTAAATCGGTTGTATACTTGGGTTCGGTATCCTCATCACCATTACCGTTTGCATCATATACATCTTTCTCTAATAGAAACATAACTTGAGCACTACCCTCACAAGAAGCGTCGAACGTTATTCGACCACCTTCAGGAAACGTAATGTTTGATAATTCTGTATTGGTATTTGCAAAACCACCCCATTCGTTAGATGTACTTGGATTATTATATGTTGGGTGAGAACCTTCTTCTTTAGTATAAGACATACCTCCAAATGGTCCATCAAATACAGGTGAATATATTACATTACTACTATTTAAATCATTTATATTCGAAACAAAATTAGCGTGGGATTCGTCATCAGGTCCTAATCCCGATAATATCACACTTGAGAGGTTATCACCTACTTTAAGATCTTTTAGTTTAACTAATGAACCATCACTTTTTTTAACATTATCGTTTTCAGATCCAGTATAAAGTTTCGAAACTGCCGTTGACCCTGTTTTTTGTAAGTACTTAGGTCTCTCCCATGGAGATAGTTCATTTGTTGTACCATCGTAATCCACAGCATCTGTTATTGGTAACCTATTAGAATGACAGAATACGTCGAACGGATTTAAAACTGACAGGTCACTTCCGTATAGTATTGTAATATGTCTGTACGTTTTTAATTTACCGTCAATTAAATCGTTAGTGTTACAAATATATTCCTGAAGTAATTCATTACTATTTAATCCGTTTTTAAGTGTGTTTAATTCCTCAATACCATTAATTCTATATACTTTAGGGTAATTTTTATAGTTGGTCGTAGGATACCTTTCCTTAATAATAAAGTTAGGGTGGTTACCATTGTCTGTTATCGTCGTACCTATGGTATCTACACTAATCTCATTCCCATCATTAAAAAATACATTAGGTAATGAGTTGGGATTACTATCAGATATTAATTTTAGAAACCCAAAATTATCTTTACAGTACGATTCATCAACTAACGCATTGTCGTCATATGCAATTCTTAAGATTAGTTTATCATCCGCATCATCGATCAATGGTAAAGATCCATCTTGATTTTGAGTGATAAAACTAACATTGTGAGTTTCACCATATACATTAGATAACATATGACTAATCTTTTGATAAGAAGAATTACCGTCATGTTGTTTGTCTAACCCATCTTGTACGAAGGTAGGACCTAAAGCATCTATAATGACAATACTTGTTATGTTATTATCTAAAAGAAACTGATCAAATACAGATTTATTAAAGTAATCTTCGGCTCTTACAAATGAAGGTAAAACAGAAGTGTTACTTTCTAAGTGTTTAAAATTACCGTTATTATCTTTAAGGTAGTCATTACCTACTAGAACTGCTCTCATATTAATGTGTTTTTAACTTTTGTTTTAAAGTGTCCTTGGTCTACTTTACTCCACTTACCTTTTGGACACTCATCCCCTTTATTAGTAAATATCTTACCATGTATAAAACAACCACAAACACCACAACTACAAAAATTATCCTCAACACTACCCTTAAGAAATTCACATCCTTTACAAATGTTTAATCTTTTTAGTGCCAAGTCTTTTTGTTCTTTAGTTGGACTAATTTTTATTCTATACGCCTCAAGTATTTTATTGAAATCTATTTTCATAACAATAAATATCTGTTTAAAATTTTAATGGATGACTTTAGGCGTGGGTTTAGGTTTCCCACATGCACCGCACGTCTCTCTGTAACCAGCATTTAATGCTCCACAACCACAGTTCCAAGTGGAATCAACATAACTATTAATCATCTTACAATATTAAATGATTTAATAGTATCACATAGAGTACATATTATTGTATCTATTCTACCTCTTACACAAGAATCTTGCTCCCAAAGTTCTACATGATTTTTATCAGTATCACAATTACACTTACCAACCTCAGTACATTCAATAGAATTCCACTTTTTAAGTTTTGGATCCATTAACCATTCTTTCCTTAATAAACTTACCATACTTTTAATTTTATTATTAATATAAGGATATTTTTACAATATGTCAACTAAAAGAAAAAGGGACCCAATTTACATTGAACCCCTTAATAGATTTGAATATAACCAAAACTAATATTACTTTTTGTTTATAGTTTTCTTTATAATATCTTTTATTTCTTCTTCATTTAATCTCATATCCGCAGTATCAACATCCTGTCTTGTCATCTGAGCCCTTTTAGCCGCCAATTGGAATTGTTTCTTACCACTCATTTCTTTCTTGAAGTTATCTAAAATTTCTTTTAGTCCTTGAACTATGTTAACATCTGTTAGTGGGTGATTATCTCCTGTGTCTCCACCTACGATCTTACCGTCTTGTTCTTTTTCAACCTTACCGTCAAAATCCTTTTCTTCACTCAATTCAACATCAACAAAAAGATTTATTGATACATCCTCATCCTTAAATATTTTTCTTGCTACTCTATCAGTAGGTAATTTCTTTGCGTATTCAACGGTATAGACTAATTCCCATCTATAACCAGATGTCATTTCACCTTCACCTTGAGCAATACCTTTTATTTCTAAATCAGATGATACCATTACTGAAAAATCTTCTTCATTTGGGAAGTCACCTCTGTCTAATTTGAATACAGGTGTTTTACCGTATCCACCCCCTTGTTGAGTAAAACGTGTTTTAGACCAATTAGAATATCCTGAATTGTATTGTCTTCTTAAACTATTAGATTTTTTTGGATTATAATCATCACTTTCAAAATACTCAGGTGTTCTACCCCTCATAACCGTTTTCTTTGTGGTTTTTTGGAACTCTTCCTGTGTTTTATATAAATTTATATTGTGTGATTGGAATGTAATCTCCTTATCATTTACTTCACTGTATTTATTTCGATGTTTTGGGTTAAGGATAACTATTTCAGGTAAACTTATTCTCTTTAATGTATTTACGAAATCTTCGTCATCAACTAACTCGTTTTTTAGTACGGAATTAAATGCTCTATTTATCTTCTCTCTCGTATAGGTAGTCCTACTTCCAGATGCGTCAGGTACTTGATCTGCATTGTCAAAACTAACTTCATCTCCATCATCACCAGGGATAGGTTTTACCCCATCTATGTCTCTACCTCTCGGTTTATATGCTGGACAGTTTTCCTCTTTTAGTTTTACTTTACCAAACTTCTCTTTTAGTTTACCTACTAAATCAGGATGTTTCTCTGTCAATTCATCCCACTCACAAGTAAATATAATTGGTGTAACCTCCCCATTATCATATCGGTACCAACCAACATGTTCTATTGGTTTACCCTCATTATCCGTTTCAAACATTGCCGTCCAAGGTGCAATCACTTCTTTCTGATCCACACTTGATACTGTTTGTTCACTCCTATTGTCGTCAACAATAACATCACCGGCCTGTATTTGACTTACCTTAACGGTATTCTTATTTTCCCCATCAACCTTTATAACTGATTGAGATGTACTATATGTCATCTCCTCACCATTATCTAAAGTTAAAACAATTTTTTTAGATTTTTTTGTGGGTTTACCTGGTTCAACTTCTTTCTTTGGTAGTTGATCTGGTCTTAATGGCATTTCATCTAACTCCTTAGATTCGTCGAAACCTTTATACCCAGGTCGTCTTATGGTGGTTAGATTCTCACCAATAAGAGTTAAAATATCTTTTTTGTTTAATTCTTCCATTAGATTGTTTTTATATATAAATACTTTATTTATTAGTTTAAACCTTATAAACTAAAACTTTCCCCACATCCGCAGGTTCTTGATGCGTTTGGATTGATCCATTCAAACCCTTTACCGTTTAAACCTCCTTGGAAATCTAATACCGTTCCCGCTAAATAAAGTAGTGAAGGTTTATTAATAACCACCTTGATTGCATCCACTTCAAATACACTGTCCCCCTCATTTATCTTATCATCGAAGTCCATTTCATACTGTAAACCACTACAACCACCACCACTTACACCAACCCTAAGGTTGTGAGTGTCAGGAGTTATACCACCTTCCATCATTAAACCAACTATTTTTTCTATTGCTATTTCTGTTACGTCTACCATACTATAAAATATACGAAAAATAAAAATCTATATCAAATCGTACTTCTCTTTAACCCACTTCACTTTGTCAAAGTTACTCATACGTTTGTTGAGTGTGTCTATTGCACTTTTAAAATCAGAAGGTGTTGGTGAATTTGCCTTACCATAACACATGGTTTTCTTACCTTTTCTATATTGAACATCCACCCATCTTTTCCCCTTCCTTAAAGAGATAAATATTGATGCAATCCCATGTGCGAACTGATTACCCATACAATTTTTCATTATATGTCCCTCAACTTTAAACTCCTCTTCTTTAGATAAGACTTTGGGTTGGTATATTACATCACCTACCTTGATAGGTTGTTCAACATATTTAACGAAATCTTCGGGGAAAAGATATCTAACTCTATATCCTTTCTGTAGGTATTTTCTTAGAGATTCCCATTTCTCAAATAGTGCGTCCAATTCCGAATCTTTTGTTGCGGTGAATTTTAATTCGATACCCCTTTTTTCAATCTTGTTTCTTAATTCAAATAAACGATACAAGGACATTATTAATGTCCCATCTGATGTTAAGTCTGTATTTAATCTTAAACCTTCTTCTTCCCACCTTCTAATTAACTTAACCATGTTTCTCTTTTCGGTCTCATTTTTTAGTGGGTGGACCTTTCTATTGGGTGGTGATTTATAACAATGTAAATGCCAATCAATTTTATTCATATAATCGATATAGTTATCACCGAATAACTTACTAAAATAATTAAGTGATTTAATTATTATCGGCATCCCTTCATCATTGTTATTTATCGAACCTATAAATTGTCTATTTTTTATTCCATACTGTTCTAAAACAGCGGGTACAAATTTACGGTCATTGTTTTTCAGGTATTTTTGTTTTGGGTAATCCTCTTGAATGTCAATATAAATTAGATCATGACCTTTAATATTTTTTTTATCTAAATGAAAATCAACAATTAGATCGTACAAAGGATCTATCTCAACTTTATGATATCCTTTTTTTGAAAGATACTCATCTTTTATTCTTGGTTGGATAATTTCTCTTATTAGGTTCCACGCTTCCTCTGTTTTTTTTCTGTACTTAACACCCCAAGTAGAACCTTTCTTAGACCCACCAAAGAACCCCACACTAGTGATATCCTCTAATTGTGAGAACTTATTTTTATGGTCTCTACCATTTGATGATTTGTTACCACCTAAGAATCCTTTGTTTGTGGTTTGAGTGAAGACACGAAAGTCTGAACTCTTTAGATCTATCGATAATCTGTGTTCTGTTTCGACACGTCTCTTTAATTCGAACTCATTCTGATTACTCTCGTCGAACCTCATATATGTGAATAGGTATGAAAGTTCAAGTATTAAAGTATCGTCATAATGATATATGTCAATAGAACATTTCTCCCGACATTTACCTTTATCTGTTTTCTTGTTTTGTTTGTAATTGAATACCTTCTCCACACCTAAAATTTAAGTGAAAAAAAAGTGATTCTGTAGTGTTAATTGTAATTACTTATCTTTAATTATAAGTGATTGTTCTGTGATTGATTGATCAATTATTAATTTATATAATGACTCAATTAAATCTATCGACATGTCATCTTTTAACGTATTGTCTTTTAGTTTGTTAATGATTTCATTTTTACGTGATTCACACATTTCAGAAGAATTATATTCTTTCTTTAAGGTTCCGATTCGATTAGTCAATTGAAATCTTCTTCGTAAAACTTCGTAGAGTTCTTTATCGACCTGATCCACTCGTCTCCTTATTGAGTCCAACCTGAATTTGTAACTACTTTGGTCCATACTTGTTCCTTACTTTTTCTGAGATAGGTACCGAATCCCCATTTTCGTCGACTCTAACAAACCTAATGTTAGTTTGTAGTATAACTGTTTGACTACCTGAATATACGTTATGTGCTCTTGCCTCTAAGTAAAATGTGATTGAAGTGTTACCAACGTGAACAACATCTCCATAAATTTTAATCAGTTGTCCCTCTTTAGCGGGTTTCTTAAATAGACATTTATCGATCATGACAGTAACCATTCTTGGTGTGTCACATATTTCCATGGCGTAGGCGGCACCTGCAGCATCTAACCATGCTAATAGTTTACCTCCAAATAGGTTTGCATGAAATCCTAAATCAGATTTCTTTATTGGGTGTGTTGTTATTAATTGCATTAGTTACTAAGGGGCGCTTTAATTGTGGGGTGAGAATGATAGTGTAATATTTCATAATCAAATTCACCGTTCAGTATATCTGAACTTTTTAATTTTAGTTTTGGTAAAAATTTGTGTGGTTCTCTTTTTAGTTGTTCTTCCGCTTGGAGTATGTGGTTCTTATATAGATGTACATCACCTAAATTACCTATTAACTCACCAGGTATCATACCGACTTCGTCAGCCAATAATGACAGTAACATACCGTAAGATGCGATATTGAATGGTAAACCTAAAAATGTATCCACACTTCTTTGACTCCACATTAGTGAGAGTGATCGTTTAGGTATCCCCATTGAATCTAAATGTTCGTGATAGTAATCTGAGGATTTGGATATGCTACCCTTATTCATATAATCTATCCTTTCATCCAACCCTAATTCCCTCGTATACACTTGGAATCCATAATGACATGGTGGTAACACCGTTTTCTCTAACTCTCCAACATTCCAAGCACTTACCATAAGTCTACGAGAATCAGGATTTGTTTTTAGTTCTTCTATGAGGTTCGCAATTTGGTCAACAAAAACAGGATCTACATTATCATTATAACTAAACCACCCTCTCCATTGTTTACCATAGATCGGACCCAACTCTCCCCACTGTTCTCTAAACTCCTCATCGTCTTTAAAATCCTCCATAAATTCATTCATGGTGAGTGGTTCTATGGTATCATCATCTTTAAAGTTATAATTATAAATGTTTAGGTAATTCTTATATGCGTCACCATTCCAAATATTACAACCATTGTCTACTAAGTATTTGATGTTAGTGTCTCCCTTTAAGAACCATTTTAATTCCGTCATAACAGATTTTATCGCCATTTTCTTAGTGGTTAGTAATGGAAACCCGTCACTCATATCATGACGTATTTGTCTACCGAATAAAGATAATGTTCCTGTACCTGTACGATCTTTTTTCTCAGTACCGTGATGTAAAACGTTTTCTAATATACCGAGATACTGTATGTCTAATTTATTCATAACTAATTATTTTATAAAATTATATGTTTTCCAACCCAACCTATAATACAGAATAGATGCTCGTCTATTCCAATCATCGGTCACACCATACATGGATTTTATTCCTCTGCTACTCTCCTCTTTAAAGAACAAGTAACACATAGAATATCCCGAATTATTAGGTCTATCATCTTTATTCAAACTCACAAAACATCCACCCAAATAAGTCTCATCATCTGCTAGTTCTTGATCAATATCAATCCAATTATATGTAAAATTAGGGTTACCCCAATTCCACCCTATACACCTATCTTTATAGTAAAATAAATAAGTGTACGATTTTGATTCAAACCTTTTAATGACTGTTTCCACTGTCGGTGCATCTCCCCAATCAGGAATTTGTTTTATAATTAGGTTAGAGACTTCCCTAATATCATCAATATATGTTTTGTAGTTATTTACATCAACGTATTGAAGAGAATAATATGGTGAAGGGTTATGTGTCGTTAGATCCCCATCAACCATTCTATACTGTACTATTTTATTTACGTCTACCATTAAAGGTTACTGTCCAACTATTTCTGATTTTTAGATTTGAATCTATTTGATTCACTTGTCTTGGTATGTTTTGTTTTTCTACCTTTTACTCGCTTTCGCCACATCTTAAATGAAGAGTCTGTCATATGGGTTCTCATTATCTTACGAACCTCATTCTCTTTAATACCGAATTGAAACTCTATGGCTTCAAAGGGAGTTCTATCTTCCCACGCCATTTCTATAATTCTATCTAAATCTTCTATCTTCACTTTAAATCTTTTCTAATATCATTCTTTACTACTCGTAAATATTTTGCTCGTTTCTTTGCATCTACAAATGGTACGGACCAAAATTGTTTTGTCTTCAACCAACGAGATATGTTCCACCCAAACACAAATGTGTAAACCCCCATTACTAATCTCAACTTAACTGAATTAAGATACAAAGTAACAACAGGTAACATCGGTGCCCCATGTGTAATATATGTTCTAACTTTCTTATCACTAAGAAATGGTTTTGGATATGCATACTTACCAAACAATGGTACAAACTTATATGCAAATCCTGGTGTAAGAACTTCGTCGAAAAATGTCTCAGTTTTAGGGGTAAGTCTAAACCACCAAACAGGAGATACGAAATAGATGTGGGTTGACCATTCAACTAATTTTTTATATCCCTTAATTAATTCTGTTCTATCACGATGCAACTTATCATCATATAAGTCTATAACCTCAAATTCTTCTTTATATCTAGTTAACTCTCTTACGATAGTTTTAAAGATACCATTGTAACAAAATGATTTTTTATCTGGATGTCCTATTACTACTAAATGTTTTTTCATTTCCAAAATACTTGTATACATATTAATGCGCAACACAAAAACAAACTAACTATTGTTTTAGTATTAAGTCCTTCATTGAAATGGTGATTCACTAATACCGCATATAAAACCATACCAATACCAAACCCTATAAACCTAGCGGGCCACAATAAACCTCCTGTACCTGACACAGCATACTTAGTACCCAACACATAAAATATTGATAGTAGGGACCCACTAATGATAATTATCCACTCGTTTTTTTGAAACCACTTCCATATGAATTGACCATTCAATTGATAGAATGTTAGGAAATGTGCTATGGTGAAAAGGAAAACACCTATTAATAGATCGTTATACTTCATAATTAATAAAATATACGTAAATTAAATTGGATTATCAACTAATTATAGAAATGAACGTAAAGATTAATGATCAAGTATTTGACGCGGAATACATGACATCACCTGAGGAAATCAAACAAGGTATGATGGGACGTAAGTCCTTAGACGGTTGTATGGTTTTCAATATGGGTAAAGGTCATCATCGTTTTTGGATGAGAAGATGTTTAATACCTTTAGATATTATGTTTGTAAACAATAAAAGAATCAGTGGTATACATCATAATTGTCAACCATGTGATATCAATTGTGAACAAAGATATTCGGGAATAGGTGATCACGTTATCGAATTCCCATCAGGAACCTGTAAAGATAATTTTAAGGTGGGTGATAGGGTTAATCTTCACTTTGAACCAATGGGTTAAATTCATAAGGAACTTTCGGTTTACGTTTTTCAAATACCCAAAAATATGAATGATATTTTCTAGCGTGGTGTTGTTTCTTCCACTTGGTTCCATTGAACGCATTAACCCTCACATTGGAAGTTAATACAAACATATCTCTTGGGTAGAAACCTAAAGAATATGCCATGTTCATTACCATGACGTGACTAAAGTGTTGTTTTCCACCAGAAACCGTATCCTGACATTTCATTACTACAAACCCATCTTTCTTAGTAAGTCTGTATAATTCTTTTAGTGTGTTGTAGTAGTTTTCTTTTAGATCGTTATATGTCCCATAACCCTCAAATCTTTTTGCAATTATAGAACTATTAGGACCATTTTTCTTATAACCCTTTCCACTTCCCACAATGATGAATGGTGGGTCGTACATGATTGCCCTCATTGATTCATCCTCAAATGGGAGATTCTCAGAATCAGACTGAATTACGTGTTCATAATGTGGGATCAAATCCGTTTTATGTGTTGGGTCCGGTAGTCCCTTCCAAAAATTACCTTTAGAATACGTACAATCCAAATCAAACTTATCAATACCATACAAGTGCATAATATTGGTTATGGTTTCGAAATTAGAGTTATATACACTCTTTACCATTTTAAAATCTTTTTGTACTTCTTCCATTCTATTTGAGTTTGATTATAGTAAAATATACATAAAATAAATTAGAAAAGAAACCCCCCTACAGAAATAAAATAAAACTTTTATTCGGTATTAACTATTGATTATTGACTTTAAAATATTTATACTTTACAAAAGTACCGTTACTTTTTAATAAACCTAATAATTATTATAAAACACTTTATACTATGGGATGTGGATGTAAAAAAAAGAAAAAACAAGAAACAACTAATCAGACTACAACTAAAACTATTCAACAGGAACCAAACAGTCCTATTATAGTTAAGGTTGAAGAGGCTAAGAAAAATTCGTAACTCACAGACGTGAAGTTATAAATCCACTAAATGCCACAGTATTAACCTACCGTGGTATTTTTTTGATATAAATTATATATATAGAAATATATACAAGTATGAGTAAAGCAAAGACAAAGTTAACTACAGTTAACGTTATAGAAAACACTTACAAACAATTCAGAATCAAAACAATAGAGACTGACGGACTTAACTTTCAAAAATTAGTAAATCGTTCTTTAGATTTATATAACACTAATGAAGAGTTTAGAAGTTTGATTGATAGTCATAATGTATTAGCCGTTAGTGGTTCAAGATTTTAAATGAATATGAGTAAGAAAAAGATTTTACTTTTATCTGATGACATGAGAATGACATCAGGTGTGGCGACCATGTCAAAAGAAATGGTTATAGGTAGTGTGGACAAATTTGATTGGGTTCAGTTGGGTGCCGCTATAAAACACCCTGAGTTTGGTAAAATTGTGGATCTTAATTCCGATGTACGAAATAAAACGGGAGTAAAAGACGCAAATGTAAAAATATATCCATCAAATGGTTATGGTAATATTGAGAGGTTACGAGAATTAATTTCAATTGAGAAACCTGATGCAATTTTACATTTTACTGATCCACACTATTGGCAATGGTTATACGACAGTGAACATGAAATAAGACAACAGATACCCATTTTCTTTTACCATATATGGGATGACTTACCAGATCCTTATTATAATAGAGATTATTACGAATCTTGTGATTGGTTAGGTTGTATTTCAAAACAAACCTATGGTATAGTTAATAGGGTTGGTATGTCAAATAGGGAGGTCACTCATAAACCGTTGAAGAAGTGGCAAGTCAGTTATGTACCTCACGGTATAAATCCTGAAACTTTTAAACCTGTAGAGGTTGATGATGAAATGAGGAAATTTATACACGGTGACAAAGACTATGACTTTATTTTGTTCTTTAATAATAGAAATATTAAACGTAAACAACCATCCGATGTAATATACACATACAAAACATTTTGTGACACACTTACCGAAGAAGAATCAAGTAAATGTTTACTTCTAATGCATACGAGGTCTATAGATAAAAACGGAACTGACTTAGTTGCAGTTGTTAATGAGTTATGTCCTAAGTATGATGTAAAATTTACTAATGATAAGTTTGATCAGGATAAGTTAAATAGAATTTATAATACAGTTGATTGTACTATTAACATTGCAAACAATGAAGGTTTTGGTTTGACCACTGCCGAATCTGTAATGTGTGGTACTCCAATAATAGTAAATGTCACTGGTGGATTACAGGACCAGTGTGGATTTGAATTGGATGGTAAGTTAATAACGGCCGATGACTACATAGAGATAGGTACACTCCATGACCCTAAGAAGTGGGAAGGTAAGGTTACTCATGGTGAGTGGGTAAGTCCTGTATGGCCAGCATCAACAACACTAAATGGGTCAGTTAATACTCCTTATATTTTTGATGACCGCATCAATCATTATGATGTTGTTTCTTCTATAAGAGAAATGTACAATTTAGGTAGAGAGGAAAGAAAGAGACGAGGACTCATAGGGAGAAAATATATGGTAAAAAACTTCTCAACTAAGACTATGTGTAATTCATTAGTTAAAGGTATTGAGAAGTCACTATCCAAATTCACCCCTAAGAAAAAATTTGAATTATTTAAAATAACATAATTAAAAACTATAATATGAACGAAAAATTAATAGAGATGCTAAGAACAAGTGCATTGGCAGAGAAATCAAAGGCACTTTTAACTTTAGATCTTTTAGGGACTAAAGGGTCAGGTATTGGGGATCACTCAACAGGTGACTTCTATAAAAACGCTGAAGAAGCGTTATCAATGCTGGTAGATGCTGACGATAAATTAGAAACATTAGACAAGTATTTTCCAAAGGATTAGATTTAACACAATATGATTAAACAGAAACTATTATTTAGAGGACCAATTAAGACTTTAAGTGGTTATGGTTCTCACTCAAGAGATTTGTTGAAGTCCTTATATGATATGGACTCATTTGACATATACATTGACAGTTGTAACTGGGGTAAGACTCCCATGACCGCTTTAGAACCCGAGGTGAATTTATTTCATACTTGGATAGAGGAGAACATTGTAAGTAGTTTAGATTTCATACCTGACGTGTATATTCAAGTGACTGTACCTAACGAATTTCAACGGAAGGGTAAGTATAATATTGGTGTCACAGCGGGTATAGAAACCACCGCAGCACCTAAGGAATGGATAGATGGAATAAATAGGATGGATAAGGTTATAACCACATCCACCTTCTCTAGAGATGTTTTACTACAAACCGTCTATAATGAAACAGATAAAGTAACAGGTAAGTTAATCTCTCAACATAAAATAAATGTAGATTTAGAAGTTCTTCATGAAGGTGTGGATACTTCAATATACTATGAGAAAGAATCGGACTTAGAGTTAGATTTAGAAGATGATTTTAATTACTTATTTGTTGGTCATTGGTTAAAGGGTGACATTGGACAAGACAGGAAAGACGTGGGTATGTTAATTAAGTGTTTCTGTGATTCGTTTAATGGTGTTGAGGATTCCCCTGGATTAATTTTAAAGACATCCAGTGCTAACTTCTCTATTAAACAAAGGGAAGTGATGAGAAAGAAAATACAAAGGATTACATCGTCTTATAATAGTCCACCCAAAATTTACTTATTGTTTGGACAACTCACCGATAATGAGATGAACGACTTATACAACCACCCTAAGGTAAAATCAATGGTAACTCTAACAAAGGGTGAAGGATTTGGGAGACCTCTATTAGAATTTTCTATGACGGGTAAACCGATAATTGCATCTAATTGGTCGGGTCACAAAGATTTCCTACCAATGGATAAAGCAATAATGTTAGGTGGTAAGTTGACCAACGTACATGAGAGTGCCTCAGATGATTTCATACTTAAAGAATCTAAATGGTTTACGTGTAATTACGGTGAAGTTATTGAGGTGTTTAAAATTGTGAAAGACAAGTATGAAGAGTTCTTAGAAAAGTCTAAACTTCTTAAAGAAGAGAATGAAAATAACTTCTCTTTAGAATCAACGACAGTCAAGTTTAAAGATATTTTAAAATCAGTAATAATAAACGCAGTTAAACCAAAGAAAACTAAATTGGTTTTACCTGAATTAAAAAAAATTGAAAAGGAATGAAGATATTAGTAACAGGTGGTGCAGGGTTTATCGGTACTAACCTTATAAAACGATTATTAAAAGAAGGACACGATGTTCACTCAATAGATAATTACGATAGTGGTTTAATTGAGAATGAAGTTGATGGATGTAACTATCATACAGGTGATATACAGTTAATTGATCTTATGGATAAAGATTTTGATATTATATATCATTTAGCCGCACTGTCAAGAATACAACCCTCTTTTGAAAATCCATTACTAACTTACGATACTAATGTAACCGGTACTCAAATGGTTTGTGAATTCGCAAAAACTATTGGGGCTAAAGTTATTTATGCGGGTTCGTCTTCAAGATGGCATGACCCATATCAATCACCATACGCGTGTTACAAACATCTTGGTGAGGAAATATTAAAAATGTATCGTAAGGTTTATGGTTTAAACTGTGAAATTGCACGTTTCTATAATGTTTACGGACCTAATGAAGTTGTCGATGGAGATTGGGCAGCAGTTATAGGTATTTGGAGAAGACAGGTAAGGGATGGTGAGAAAATAACAATCGTAGGTGACGGTGAACAAAGAAGGGACTTTACACACGTTGTTGATATCGTAGATGGTCTTTATAAAATTGGGATGACCGATAAGTCTCATGATGATGCATGGGAGTTAGGGACGGGTATAAATTACTCCATCAATGAAGTGTACTCGATGTTTAAAAATAAGTTTGAAGTTGACCATATATTAATACCTGAACAGAAGGGTAATTACCGATGCACACTTAGAGAAAATAACGATATGGTAGAAAGACTAAAATGGATACCAAAAGATAGATTAGAAAATTATATAAAAAGTTTATAAATGAAAATTAGTTACGCAATAACTGTCTGTGATGAATTCGAAGAAATAAAACGTCTCGTTGAGTTTCTACTTAGGACCAAAAGACCTAAGGATGAAATAGTTGTTTTATACGATCAGAAAAATGGTTCCGAAGAAGTATCGGAATGGTTAGTCAAACATAATAAGTTACCTAACTTTCAAATGTGGAGAGGTTTCTTCGATGGTCATTTTGGTGAGTGGAAAAATACACTTTCAGATTATTGTAATGGTGATTACATCTTTCAAATTGATGCGGATGAAATACCTCATTTAAATTTAATCAACTATCTACCAACGATACTTGAGGCGAACCCTAAAAACGAAGTATTCTTAATTTCGAGAGTGAATACTGTTGAAGGTTTGACAGACGAACACATTAAAAAGTGGGGTTGGAATGTAAACTCCATAGGGTGGGTAAATTTTCCTGACACTCAGACAAGAATATGGAAAAAAGAAAGTAGAATAAGATGGTACGGTAAAGTACATGAAAGGTTAGTAAACTATAATACATATACTAACTTACCTGAGGATGAAACATTTTCACTCATACATCATAAAGATATTAAAAAACAAGAAAAACAAAATAACTATTATGACGAACTACAAAGGTGATTTAATTGTAAGTAGGTATAAGGAGGATATATCTTGGTTATCGGAGTTTTCCGATTATAGAATTTTTTTATATAATAAAGGGGAACCTATCGAAGATTCTATTAATTTACCTAACATTGGTCGAGAAGGTAACACGTATCTAACTCACATAATAAAAAATTACGATAATTTAAGTGATTGGGTATTCTTTACTCAAGGACATCCATTTGATCACGTTACAAATTACAAAGAGGTTTTAAAAGAGTTTCCAAATACAAATAGATCAGTGGTTTTTGAAAAACCTAACCAATCACTATTTTTTAGTAATAGTCATCATTATAAAAGAGTTTTACATTCAAAACCAAACGGTTTACCACATCACGGAGGTATGGATATAAATGGTGTTTGGGTAGAACTATTTGAAGACCCACCCCTTGAACTATACCCATTTACTGCTGGTGCAATATTTGCGGTTAGTAGAGATACGATCAGAATGAGAAGTGTGGAGTTTTATAAAAAGGCCAACGAGTTGTGTGTCGATAGAGTATTAGGTCCGTGGATCTTCGAACGACTATTCATTTCAATATTTGATGATACTAATAAATAATGGATATATCTTTAGTACTTGCTGTTTTTAACAACTTAGACTATACTAAGAATACCTATGAGAGGGTTAGGGATATATATCCTGACGCACCTATGGTGATTAGTAGTGGTGGTTCTACAGATGGTACATTAGATTGGTTACAATCTTTGGATGATGATAACCTTTCCTTTATACACGATGATGACCAATTAACTTTCTCAGACAATTATAATTCAGCTATAAAGTTAGTTGATACAGATAAGTTGGTTTTGATTCATAATGATATGGTCATCGGTAAGAATTTTTTAGAGAATCTATCGGAACTGATTGATGAAAAATCTCTTATTACATACACTACTATTGAACCCCCAATTTTTAAAGGACATAAAAGACCTGGTAAAGTTATATTAGAATTAGGTAGAGGATTTAACGATTTTAATTATCACTTATTTGATCAATACGTTGACAAAGTTAAGGAAAGAAAGGACTTAGTTAATGGAGGTACATTTTTTATGTCGGGTTATAAGAAAACATTTATTGATGTTGGTTTATTTGATGGTTTTACTTTTGATCCTTTTTTCTGTGAAGATGATGATTTCATTATTAGAGCCAAATTAAAAGGTTACTTACTTAAGACAACAGAGTGTGCTGTAGTATATCACTTTGTTTCTAAAACAAGTAGAGTGTTAAGGTCCGAAGAAAGTAAATTAAGTGAACATAGAAACATACGTAACTTTATACGTAAATGGGGTATCACAATACCTACATTCAACGAACTGTATTATTGGGAAGATGAAATTTTTAATTACCCAACGTTTAATATGGGTATTGAATTGAGGAGTGACAAACACCTATATAAGTTAGAACCTTATTTTGATAAATTGTATTTAGGTGGCACTACACCCACCGAATATATTGCAAATGAACAACCTAACACTAACTACGATTTAAGATCTAAATTCTTATTATGTGATATTGTAGACGTGATGATTATTGAAACCGAATCAATGAACGAAGAAGATCTTCACACAATAAACAAAATCCGATTATCAATTCCACACTACGATGTAGGGGAATATCAAATCGGAAATTTGAAAATCATAATTAAAAAGAAGGTTTAAACTACCCCACTAAATTAAATAAGACATTGTATTGGTCCTTTGTTTTACCCGCATCTTTAAGGTCGTCCTTAGTGATTACTGGATGGTCCAATTCTATCTCTTTAGTTAGTAACTTATTATATTCATTTAAGAATTCTACATACTTAGGATTTTTAACCGTTTCAGTTTTCTTCCCTTTCTTTTTTTCAATTGTTGGTGTTATTTGTATACCACCTTCTTCTGTTTTTTCGCCAAACTTTTCTATTAGTTCGTTTCTTAGTTCATCAACTTTACCTCTTTCATCTTTTAATTTCTCAGAGAGTTCTCTAAGTTCATATTTCAATAAGATTGATAATGGTTGTGCTGCAAAACCTTCATAGACTACTTCACCATTTTGAGGATTAGTATATCCATTTATTTCCGCATCTAATTGTAGGATTTGATCGATTGTTAACTTTGTTGACATAATGTTATTTTTTAAAAATATAGTTTATTTAATTGTAAAAGTCAAGTCTAAATAACTATAGACTATCATAATTATTACCCAAACCGAAATGGATAATAAATATTTTTTAATTGGAGTACCAAAATACTGTTGTCCAATGTAGATACATTTGTGTGTTGGGGATAAAAGGTAACCTGAATAACACATGGTAAATAAGAATAGAAAATATTGTATTCCCATAATAGAGGTTACTAATGAGACTATCCCTGCGTACTTCCCTGATGACCCTAATAGAAATGATCCAATAAAACATAAGGTACCAACTAAGAGTATGTTATGTTCGGATGTATACCCTTCTAAATTAGTTTTTATTTCATTACCATATAACGAAATAAGATTAGAAACAATAATCACAATACCCACACTCAAAACTAATCTCCATCTGACGTGTTTTAATAGTTTACCCCACGAATTGGAGTAACTTACTAAGTAAAGGGTGAATCCACAAAATAAAGGTAAATAACGATCCGTTAAACCCGCCAATACTAATGTTAGTATGAAGGGTAGGAATATTGAATATATGTTCTTATAATTAACCTGGTGATCTTTAGGTATTTCAATGTTCCCGTCTTTAAATTTGTAAATGTATGTACCTATAACGACTATGGATATTATAAGTAATGGGTAAACCATATTCATTAGTTCCCCATATGTGATACCTAAAATTGCCATAGGTATTATAACTGTCTTTTCTAATGGTGACCATATATAATAATGGTGTGTTGACAGGTAGTCAATTATTCCGTAATTCTCTCTCCCTTCTTTATCTTTAGGTGCAATGGTATCAAGTATACCCGCAGAAACCGCAACCCTACCGGGTATAGGTAACACCCCACCAAATAAAGATATTAGAAATAAAACTAACTTCTTAGATTTAACCGTTTTAAGTATTAAACTAAATACATCTACCAAATACCCTCTCTCTTTTAAAATACCTGTTATAACCATTATAAATGAAAGGTATATAAGGAAGTGTTGGTTATTTAATATTACATCTATCATAAATTCATTTTTAAATTGAACAACACAGACCTCTTAGGTAAGTCTGTTGATGATCCAGTTATTCTACTTTCATTATTTAGAATATTATAAACGGATACTCCCAAATTAATAGGATTATTTTTATGTTTAAATAACGTATGGTCATAACCTACAGAGATTATGTTCACTCCCTTGTTGTGGGCATACTGTCTAACATCATTCAAATCGTTTTCAGATAGTTCATCGTCTTTAATTTGAAATGACCAATCTACCCACAAATTATCCTTACTTATCTTAACGTAGGTTCTAAATGGAGAAACTTTGTTGATTGGTTCATCTGTCGATGTTTTACCATAAACATATTCTAACCTAGACTTAAGACTAATACCCCTATTAAGTAGGTTATCTTTATTAAACCCCACATTTGATGACCATACCTTTATTTTACCTTGATTTACTGTTTGGATGGTATCTGAATTAATGAATATGGTACTTATTGCATCATTCAATAACCTATAATTAAAGTCCACATAGAAACCCCTATTCTTATACCCAACCCTATACGAGTCTGAGTTTTCCTGTTTAAGATCAGGATTAGGTAGTTGCTCGGCCTTACCCGTTGTAATAGATTGTTTTACCATAAGGTAGCTAGGTGCGTTTAAAGACCTTACATAACTTCCAAAGAAACCCTTCTTACCTATAATAAAGGAACTTTCGAATCCACTGAATGGTTCAATATCTGTAATCTTTACTGTCTTGTATCCACCACTTACAAACACATTAAACCCTTTAAGTTTTATATCCCACCTAAGTCCTTGTTTGAATGTTTTGTAAAGGTCATTAGGGACATAATCAACACCTTCAGTTTGGTAATCAATATGTTCAATTACATTAGATGTATATAGTTCAAGATTGTCACTAACCATATATTCACCATTTATAGTGAACGAATTTAATCTACTTTTTATTCTTGTTGTTTTGTTGAGTATATTTTCTGAGAAGTTTTGATATGCAAAGTTTACTTTTAGATCCTTATAATCGTACTTATGATTAAGTAAAATATATCTCTGTAATTCCCACGTATAGATTTTAGGATCTTGGAAACCATTTATTCTTTCACCACCATTCCATTTATCAGTTCTCTCTAAATCGTTGGATTGGGTGAAGAGAAAAGTAGTTTTATTTTTATTAGACCATTGATACTCAGTGATTAATGAATTCTGATTATAAGAACTGTGTGGTATCTCACCACCCACGGACCTTACATTATCGTTTATAATACTATTAACCGCAATACCAAACTTACCTTCTTTGTAAGAAATATAATTAGTTGTTCCATTTACACCACCATCATAAGATAGTTTTATTGATGATGAGTCGATACCTAACTCTCTATTAATTGTACCACCTATATTACCTCCATCACTAATCCTTATTCTCTTAGTAAAATTCATAGGTACCCACCCAAAGTATTGATTAGGACCTGTTCTGAATAATGCACTATTAAACCTTATATCGTTTATGACTTGATCAACTTGGTTACCTGTGAATCCACCTAAGAAAGGACTTAGTTGACCCGGACTTGTCTGTTGTAATTGTATTGACCTTTCATATATCTTAGGTTCGATATATACTTGTCTAACTTGGTAGTTAGTTCCTGCAACCACGACAACCTCATCTAAAGTCTTTACTTTTAGTGTATCTACTTTGGTTTGGGAGTATCCTACATTACAAAATAGTAGTGCGATTACTATGTAAAAAATAAACTTTCTCATAGATTTTAATTTAGATAAAATATAAATAAAAGTCAACTATTTTTCTATAAGAAATATACCAATTCCGTTCCAAAAATCTTCCATATCTTCACCCTTTGTAAAGATTTCTTTTTGGTGTGATACGAACAATTTTTCCTCATCTATGATTCTATAGAGAGCACCACTATCCCAATTCCAATCATCCATTATTAGTATTGTCTTGTCTGAAAATTGAGGGATTATTTTTTTAAGTGTAACATACTGATCATGGAATTTGGTGTCTCCATCATAAAAAATAATATCTAATTTAGGTAGTTGGGAATAATCAAAGGTTGTATAATCTGTTTTATATATATCTAACCTATCAGGGTCTCCGAACCGCTTAACATTGTCTAAGAAGTTTTCCTGTGGTGTTACATCTAACCCTTGTTTTAGATAAGATGCCAATTTTTGACTTACACCCATCGGCATTAGGTTTGGTGATGCAAAATTGTCAATCCCAATACCATGTAGATTATCATTATTATAAATGGCAGAACAGAAGGTTGCACCTCTGAAAACCCCAATCTCTAAGTACGTCCCACCTATTGAACATATGTTGTTGAGTAATGACCTTACTTTGTTACTTGTAATTCCGTGAATGTTTAATACGTCTTGGTTAAGTTTGGATACTTCTCTTTCACCCCACCTAATTGAGTTGTCTATGTGTTTAATTAGGTCCATTAAGTTTTCTTTTTTTGTGTTCCGATACTATATCACAATAGTTACAATCCCAACATTGAAATTTACATTTCTTAATTTTCTTTCTCCACCCTCTTAACTCTTCGTATGGTACACCATCTAAATATGTTTTAGAGGATGAAGACAACACCTCTTTACCTTTGGAATATGACTCAATAATTTCCATAGTTTCATTAAGTCTATCAAAACTATCTCTACCGTGCATTTTAAAAACGTCAATATGGTTTAGGTATTCGTTAAACTCCTCTTTGAATGGAGGAATTGTTGCAGTTTTAAAAAAGAACGCATCTACCTCGTCTTCCCATTTGTGTTCACATGTAACTTTAGATATTTCATGATGAAAGTATGGTAATTCGTTTGGTTTTCTAAGGTTATTATATGAATAGTGTTCATCCATAACAGGACACCTACCCAAACAACCTTCATTAGTAAGTAACGCTATTTCAATATACCTACCGTGTTTTTGTTGAAACATTAGTTGTGCTCTTCTAATGTTTTTTAATTCTTCCATATCCCTCATCAATATTCTGTCTACATTAATGTAATCAAAACCTTGTTCGGCGGAATACCAAAAATCTTGTGCGGTGTTAACCTTTCTGAGTATGGTGTTTTTAATATGCATCTCAGGAAAATGGTCCTTTAGTCCCATGGCCACCCAATGACCATGAGGAATTGTCATAGACCTTAACCCTTTCTCATAGAGTGGTTTTAAATTATCAATAAAGAGTTTATAATTTTCATACTTTGGTGATACGTTGAAATTATTAAAAGTTGCACTTACTTTTATACCTAACGATTCTTGTATCATCATTGCATTTTCAAAAACAGAGTTTCTATCATTATCATCTATAATTGATCCCATCGCATCTTGAGTAAATGGTGGTATCCTACACGTGAAATATATATCATAAATCCAATCCTTGTGTTCCTTTAAAAAAGGATAGAACACATGTGTGAATGCTTGTTCACTTAACATCGGGTTTAACGGTATTGAAAAAATCTTACTCATTCTCTAAACATCCTCCACATATTCCATTACATTCTGTCTTGTAAAAAACACAATCTAAACAGTCTTGTGGTATTTTATAATTTTTATGATTCTCCCTATAAAGATCATCGAACTCATCTCTTAGAGTTAATATATTATTTTCTCCTGAAATTTTCAATACATTATCTATCTTAACTTTGTCTTGTAAAGGATAACAATGAATAGACGAACCATCAGGAAAGATGTCTAACGGCATAAACCCACATATCTTATCATACCCTTTTACTTTAAAGGTCGCAAAATCAAATGAGTTTTGTATAATTGATTCTTTTGTTTTACCCTCCCATAAACATGGAGGTACTTGACAATCAGATGTAACCCTTATATTGTTGTACATCCCAAATTTAAGTATTTTGGTAACCTCCTCACCCATCTCTTTATTATTAATCAGATAGGTACCTGTCAGATCTAAACCTAACCTTATTGCATTTAGTTTACCATCCAATGCATGATACAACCACTTTATGTAATCGTACATTTTTCTTTCCTTCCAATCCGACGATAATGTTAGTGCGATGAACAATCTTGAGTTTTCTTCAAAACCCCACGTATTGGCGTACGCTGTATATAGTGATAGGTAATTCTTTTTGAATAGATTTAATCTATTCTTTTCATCTAATTCCGCACCATTAGGTAGAACCCACTTAATGTGTCTTATGTTGGTGACTATGTAATCTAATGTTCTTTTACCAAATAATAAGTTACTTACTAAATTAACTTTATAACCCCTTGAGATTATATAGTCCATTAGTCCTATAAAGTTTGAATGTTGTGTTGGTTCACCACCTAAAATAGTGACCTCTTCTCTAGATCCTTTAACATCAAAGTGGTCAAGTAACTCACCCACCTTTTCTATCGACATCTCACCAAGAGTATGTTTTAGTCTTGCATCTTCTTTTGTAAAACAGAACGAACAACCTTTAGCACATGTACCATTTATTGCTAAATTCATTTAGTTATTTTTAGAAATCTATCTTCAGTGTCAGTGGGGTTGTCTCAATTTCCTCATCAATCTTTTGTTGTCTACTCATACCTACACCAAATTTCTCATGTCTTACCCTGTGACAATCCGCAATGGTGTTACAATTTTTAACTTTTGTTTCTAAAAGTTGTTGTTCAAGAAGTAGTGTCGCTAATTTTGTGTTATATGTTGTAACATTGGATATAATCTTATCCACTAATACTTGTTTCTCGATACCCCTACCACTTGAAAGTATGTCTATTACAGGTGTTGGGTAGTTACTATTCTCTTCATATGCAAATGCCTCTCTTTTTTGTTCTTCCCACGTATCTTTCTCTAAATCAGATACGTCAACCATAAGATCTTTATATCTTGTAAAGAATCTATCCGCAATAACCTTTAGAAGAACCGCTTTGTTAAAATCAACACCTAATTGTTTGTCCTCATCTGTAAGTGTGTATTTAATTTTTTCTTCCTCGGTTTCTGAAGACTCTGCTAAAACAGGTACCTCATCCATCAGTGAAGAGTTTGTTCTAATACTCACATAACTTTTATAAATGTCGGCAAAAATAAAACCCTTTCCCACATCTTCAGTTATAACAGAGGCATTAAACTTATCCAAATCTAATCTCATATCGTCGTATATGTCTTCAATACGTCCGTAGTAATAATTCATGTAGGATCCAATAACTTTAATGTATCCAGGGATTTCACCAGTTATTTTAAAAATAATATGTCTCATTATAAAAGTTTTTCAGTATCAGGTTTATCTGCCTTACCCAACTTAAGTTGATTCCTCAATGATTCTTCAATGGAGAAACTATTTGTTGTTGCGTTAGACATTAGTTGATTAATGTTCTTATCTATAAATACTGTGTAAGAGGAAGCAAGTGATAAAACTTGTTTCTGTTGTTCGGCCGACATCATTAAAATAGAATCTAAGTTACCTGTACCTACTCTACCATACGATATCATATCTAACATGGCTTGTTTTGCCATTCTAACCGTCCAATACTCGTGTTCAAATTTATCTTCTAATTCTTTATTACCTATAACATCTATTAAATTAGATCCGTCAGGTAGTTTGGCGTCATCAGTGTCTAAGAAATCTTTTATTAGGTCAATAAACCCTTGTCTCTCAATATAAGCGTCCTTCAAGTTTCTTTTAAACTTTCTAAGGTCAATCTTCATATCCGCAATATTAAGGTCAACTAATTGTTTTCTTTTGGGGTCGGTAAGAAATTCTTTACTCTCCTCTTGTATTTGTATTTCTAAGTCTTGTTTTTGTACAGTATACTCTAAATGTTCGACCGCATCTTCACGACCTCTGAGTTCGAGTAACCACTGTTTCAATTTTGCGTATGGAGTAATTTGTGCTCCCCCAACAAAAGTCTCTGCCTTATATCTCGGTAGTGCGAATGATACCTGTTCCGCTATTTCTATGAGTTTAGAGTTAACACCATCTCTTTCGTATTTAAAGTCTTGCATATAATAAAATTTTACTATAATATAAGTATAAAAAAGAATTAAATAAAGTGTAAAATGGTATTATTCTCTCCAAGCACAGTGACCTGAAGACGTACCTGCGTTCACTGCTGGTGGAAGACCTGCCGGATTTAAAACACCTGTGTCTGTTTGATAATACATCTTCCAACTATCGTTATTTTGAAGACTACTACCGTAACAACCTAACATGTATTGCCAATCCTGTCCCATTGCGAAATTCTCTTCACCACAATTAGGTCTTAACTTAGAAACATTACCAATATTAGTATCTGTAGATGTATCCCATCTTCTCAAATTGTAACCACCTTGGTAAGATCCCTCATTACCGGCATAACCCTTACCAACTTTAGACGCAATACCTTTTTGTTGTCCGTGTGCTGACCATGAACTTGACGCACTTGATATGGTCTCCGTAGAGAATTCCATTTTTATACTACTTGTACTCCATCCATAACCATGAGTTTCATTACAGAACGAACTCGCTCCACCACTACTACTTATCGAGGTTACACCATAGTTTGTTATTGTCGTTTCATTACTTAAATTAAATTTATCCACCTCAGTTCTGTTACCCGCGAAAATCCAAGCAAACTCATGTTCTTTCCACATGGTTCCACAATCGGACCTACTATATTGTAAGTCGTGGTTAGATTGGTGTGCGTAGTTAGTGTCCGTCATCATATTAACCGCTGAAGTTGTGTTACTATGTAGAGTTGTCGGTCCTTTGTGTCCATTATCAGTGTTCACGGACCACATATAAAATATAGATTTACTACATGCTCCTGAGGTATAGTTTGCAGGGTAGTCTAATAACTCACCTATGTGTGTTGTCTGATCAGTTGCATTAGTCGCTTTGTGTACATTCTTCCAAGGTGAACTTGATTTGTAACCACCAGCCATATACGAATAGTTTATTATTTGTCTGTACTTAAAGTTAGTCCCTTCATTCTGTTGTGCCGATATTCGTTCCCAACCATTTTCTATATTTGAAACACCAGTATAAACCATAAGATAACTTGTGTGTTCGGATGATTCTTCCAAGAATAAAGAACCCGATAATGGGTTCGATGGTCTCTGTGACTTAACACCTTTCGGTGGTCTTGCAGTGACTCTGTCCACTTTAAGTGAACCACTAACGGACATATTTTCGTATATCATATTCTTTCTATTTTATTCTCTCCAACCACAATGTCCAGAAGAAGTCCCTGGGTTTACCGCGGGATTTAAACCTGTAACACTTGTAGTTCCTGTGTCTGTTGAATACGTGAATTTCCACGCATTATTATTTTGTAAACCATTATAATTACCTAACATATACTGCCAATCCTGACCCATAGTAAAGTTTTCTTCACCACAATTTCCGTCAGGTTTAGGGACGTTACCAATATTCGTGTCTGTTTGATTACTCCATCTTCTTAAATTGTAACCTCCATTATATGAACCTTCATTACCGGCATAACCCTTTCCAACCTTAGAACTAATTCCTTTTTGTTGTGAGTGATTACCCCAACGATCCGAGGTTGTAAATGTTTCGGTTGCAAAATTTAATTTTACACCAGCGCCCGATGTCCAACCATAACCATGGAGTTCATCTGAAAATGCGGAAGCACCATCACTACCGTTTATTGTTGTTAATGTATATGCGGTATGTAAAGATTCTGTAGTTAAATTAAATAATTCCACGGTTGTTGAACCACCACTAAAAAGGTATGCCATTTCAGTTTCTTTAAACATAGTACCTAAATCACTTCTTGATATGGTAGTATCCATTGCCGCGGTATGTGCATAGTTGGTATCGGTCATCATATTTACTGCTGACGTGGTTGTACCATGTACATTACCCGCACTTTTCCAAGCACCATCATCATTAACAGACCAAACATAGAAAATTGTTCTACTACATGCCCCTGAGGTATACGATGCGGGATAATCCAATAACTCACCTAAGTGAGATGTTTGGTCGGTTGCGTTTACTGTTTTGTGTACATTCTTCCAAGGTGAACTTGATTTGTAACCACCCGCTAAATATGAATAGTTTATTATCTGATTGTACTTGAAACTAGTTTTACCAAAATTACTTTGATTTGCAATTCTTTCCCATCCACCGTCGTTTCCATTACCCGTATAAACCATTAAGAAACTATTATCAAAACTACCTGAGGTTGTCATTTCTAAATATAGAGACCCATTTTCTGGTGAAGATGGTCTACTCGCCTTCAAACCTGAAGGAGGTCTTGTAGGTCCTTGTCCTCTTAATGATCCACTAATTTCTAAATTTTCAAATATCATATCTATAAATAGTTAATTTCTCCAACCACAATGTCCTGATGATGCACCTGCGTTAACACCTGGTGCTAACCCTGCAGGATTTACCGTACCTGTATCTGTTGTATATGAGAATTTCCAACTCGCATTTGATTGACCCGTACCATCGTATGTTGCTAACATGTATTGATGGTCTTGTCCCATTGTAAAATTCTCTTCCCCACAATTTGCGTGTGGTTTAGGAACATTACCAATATTAGTTTCGGTAAAAACATCCCACCTTCTTAAATTGTAACCTCCATTATATGTACCTTCATTTCCACAATAACCTTTACCAACTTTAGAACTAATTCCTTTTTGTTGTCCACTAGATGCCCATGAAGATGCTCTTGTCTCGAACACATCAGTTGCAAAGTGACATTTGTTCCCACTTTGGGAACCATACCCATAACCATAGTTTTCATCAGAAAATCCTGAAGAACCTAATGTACTTGTAATGGATAGTGTTGTTGTAACATAAGGTGATCCACCTGGATAATAAGTGGTGTACATTGTCTCGTTAGTTAAATTAAATTTTTCTACAGTCGCCACCGATCCACCAAAAACGTATGCAAATTCAGTTTCCTTAAATAAAGTCCCACAATCATCCCTGGCATTTAATAAATCCCATTTAGATTGGTGTGCGTATGTGGTCTCGTTTACCATATCAACACCAGATGTGTGGGTTGAATGTATGGTGGTGGCTCCTTTATTACCACCGTCAGTATTTGTGGACCAAAGAAATAATTTAGTTTTACTACACGCCCCTGAGGTATAGTTTGCTGGGTAATCTAATAACTCACCTAAGTGAGATGTTTGGTCGGTTGCGTTAATTGTTTTATGTACATTCTTCCATGGTGAACCTGACTTATATCCACCTGCCAAATATGAATAGTTTATTATTTGTCTGTATTTGAATCCTGTTCTGTCAGTATCTTGTGAACCCACTGGTTCCCAACCATCATCATAATTAGATGACCCAGTATATGTAACAACGAAACTACCACTTGTAGATTCTTCTAAGTACATAGAACCAACCTCAGGTGAAGTGGGTCTTTCCCCTCTACTACCTCTCGGTATGATAAATTGTCCACTCACGTCAAGTGAACCACTAACTATTACGTTTTCTCTAATCATTTATCTTCCTTTTATCCTGTTACGACTACTCTTCCTGATCTACTTGTTTCAAATTTAACCACAACCACCCCATTTAAAGAATTTATCGCCGAAGGGAAAAATAAATCACCATTACTGTCATATACCTGTACAATTACATTATCGGTTCCTAAACCATGGGTAAAAGTAACGATACTCACATTAACGAATGTAGAAACATTAACCGCCGGTATCTTTTTCCAAGATTGCCAAGTACTATTATTTTTACCTCTAACGGCAATTCGTCCACTTCTATAGTCACCCGCAATTTGATGTTGCCATGATGAACTATATATTTGTGAATAGAGTGCTCCGTCCGTTGCATTCCCTGAAAAATTATCTACCCCAGCTGTGTAGTATGTGATACCCGCACTATCTAAGGTGTCTGCGTTAATCCCTGCAGTGTGGTTTGTGTTTCTAAACGGAATCCCATCAATCTGGTCGGCCGATCCCGCTGTGGCCGCATAACTCACTGATTGGGATCCAATATTTCCTGAGTGTATAAATTCTCTCCAACCCTGTAATGAACCATTTTCCATTCTTTGGAACCATACTTGATCATCATGGAAATCAAACGCCATTTGTACATAATAACCAGCACTATTAGCGTGGTTCATGATCATTTGATAATGCCAATCACTATTCGGATTTTGTGGTGCCGCACCATTCATACCTGTACCTCCATTACCACTCTGATCCATCCATTGAAGTTGAGCCGCTCCGAATGTAATTGTTGCGTTCTCGGTAATTCTATTATGATCGTGAGATGAAAGTGCATATCTACCGTCTAAATCGACTGTCTGATTAGTTGCCCCATTCACACTCGCCGTAAGAACACCATTACCAGTATCGAAACTTAATCCATCAACATAGTAATTATCATTTCCACTATCGGTAACTGTTTCCGTAGCCGTAGTTATACCAGTAACGTGACCATTACCATCTAATAAGATATCTTGTATATATGTTCTACCACTATTGTCAGATGAACTTGCCGCGGTAATATTATCGTGTGCTGTGTAACTTTCAGTGGTTAAATACCTACCATCAATATCAACAGTAAATCCGGCATTACCTGTTCCTGTACCTGTAATTATACCTGTCGTATCATCAAACGTAGCTCCACTTATGTAATCTATATCATTATCATTTCCACTATCAGTAACTGTTTCTGTTGCTGTTGTAACACCCGTAA